ACATTCGTGACCTTCTTGTTGATAAGTCCAAGCTATTGCGTCATCTATGTATTTATTTAGTAATGTTTGCTCTACGGCGTGAGTTGATATGCGTGTGGGAACGTAGCCTTGCATTTGCATAATTTGCGCTTCACCACGATTGTTTCTAGATACATAAGCAAATGAGTTTCCTAGTCTAGACATAGAAAACTTGGCTGCTATACCATGTTGAGTGTTTGTGCCTGGAATACGTTGGAATGGAAATGGAAACGTGCCAACGTCAACCCATACTTCAGATGAAGCTTCACCCAATAAAAATACTTCACGATTGACTACTATTAAAGACACTAAATCGTCAGGCGATCCGTCTTTAGATGAAAAGCTTAATGGCGGAGTAATAGGGCTTAAAGGATTAGAGGCTGCGTATTGTTGCGTGCCACCTTTATTAAATATAAAGTAGTTATCTACAATATCAACGGTATTGCCACCTGTAAACGCACCGTCAGATGAAGGTAATACGCTAAAGTTTAAAGCATACATAGTGCGTGAAGTGACTGTTTGGCTTGTGCTTATAACGTAGTTACCTGTGCTACCTGATCCTGTTCCAAAGGTTAACGTTAAGGTTAATCCTGTGCCTGATCCGTTTGAGGATGTAGAAACATTGTTAGAAGGAGTAGATGTATAGTTACCTGAATTAGTTTGAGTAAGCGTTGTAACTGCGCCACTAGCACCAATAGCCGTAACTGTATAAGTGGCAGGCGTAGTGCCATAAACACCGCCTAATACGGTAACGGTGTCGTTAACTGCGTATCCTGTGCCAGCCGTTGCAATAGTGTGGCTTAATACTGTGCCTGAACCTAAAGCGGTAATAATAGTGTTGGCAATTACCGTATCGCCTTGAATAGTTTGGCCAGGATATAAAGTGCCTGTGTTTGTAGTAACAGTTAAAGTTGTGCCTGACATTGAGGCTGTTAATACTGAAGCTACAGCCGCAGAATTCATTAATGTGGAAGTTACTGTTTGGCTTAAATTAACTGAATATGTGCCAACACCGCCTGTTGTGCCTGTTAATTGACCTGTAATTACAGTTTCATTAGTAACACCTAAACCAAATAAAGATTGGCTTGCGCCTATTGTGCCTTGAGTAACTGCTGTAACGGTTAGTGTTGTGCCTGAAACAGAGCCTGTAAATAAAGCGCTTGAAGGGTTAGAAATGCGCCATGTGTATCTATAAGAACCATCTACAATATAGACGTTTACACCGTTATCCGTAATACCTACACGACCTGTTGATGTGTTTATTTGGCCTACAAGCGTTGGCGTTAATTCATTGGTTAAAACATATACATATTGACCAACAACGGCCACCATGTAATCGCCACCTGATACGGTTCGCATACCACGAACTTCTTGGGCGTTTTGGAATGTAATTTTTGAAGATAAGCCAGGCGTTGGATATAGGGCTACAACACCTCTACGACCTTCGCCTTTTAATGGATCAATTTCAGGCCTAAAGTTAATACACTCTTGCCCATCTTGATAGATAGAAGGTGCTTCATAACTTGGGCCTACAAATCCAAAATCAGCCATTATCTAAAGAACCCACCTGTTAGTATCCAACCTGCGTCTTTTTGACGGCTAGATAATAGCGCATCGTTAAAGCGTGCAGATTGCATAGGTTTCATGTTGGTGCGTTTTAGTGTAGCCTTTCCTTGCGCAGCAAACGCTGTAATCATCGCTATTTGCGTTTGTGAGGCCTTACCATACATAGGCATTAAACGTTCAGCTAAACACCAACGTAGCGCCATTGTATAGCCTTGTGGAAGGTTTATATCGTCATTAAGGGAAGCGTAGTTTCTAAACAATGTTTGTGCAAACATATGGATTTCACCTTGTGCAGGATTAGGCCATACAAATACGTTTCCATTATCAGAATTAGGATTAAAATATAAAGCTTTTGGCCATGGGCCATTTAAAGTCTTTAAACCAATCATGTTGTAGTCATCTAAAGCTAAAATAGCTATTGGGTAATCTAGACCGCCATTTACAATAGGCTGACCGTTAGAGTTTGTATTTATACGAACATAAGCGGAATCAATGCCAAGAGGCTTTTGATAATAAGCTTGAATAGTGGTTGATGCAACAGGGCTTGCATAAGTAACATTAAGTAAATATGTGCCTGCATAGTTTACGTTGCCTCCTGCGCCTGTTATATTATCTAAAATTTTAGTGCCAGCAGTAATGCCTGTGCCACTTAATGTTTGACCTTGTGCAACTGCGCCTGATAATACATTAGTTACAGTTAATACGTTACCTGTAATAGAACCTGTAAATTGAGCTCCAATAAAGTTAGATGATGTATGGCTAGGGCCAATAGTGTATTGAACTTGTCCTGCAACAACAGGCCAAATAATCTCTGTGATATTAAAGACAATCATGTCCTCGTTTGACCATTGGTCAATCATATCATTTAGCATATCAAAAGCGTCTTGTGCTTCCTCTGCGGTTGGAACTTCACCTGACGCTAACGCACCTATGTCTTTCATTGCTCTTGATATAATGTCTATTGGTTTTGCCATGATCTGTCCTAAATATTAGGTTTAAATGTGTTAGCGAGCCATGGAAAGCCAACTTTTTTGTCTTTTTTAAGCTCTAATAATTGTGCGTCTAAACGAGATTTTATACTAGAAACGCCATCTACGGTTGTTTCCTGATCAATCCAATCTAGAATTGTTTTTTCTCTAACTTCTGCGTAAGGAATAACAATCTCTGTGCCTTTAAAATAGTAATTGCCTTCTGTTTCCACGGTATTGTCACCGTCAGTTGCAGTTACATGGTAATAAGCATGAGTGATTAGATCATCCTCTGCGGTTACTTCTACAAGTTTCCAATTATAGTTGTTCATTGATTGCATCCCAAGTTAGCGTTTCCTCGTTCCATGTATAGCGACCACCGTCTGTTGGATAGTCAACAGGTGCTTTCCATTGAGCAATAATTTCATCTAATGTCCATGAAGCGTATGGTTGTGGCGGTATAAATGCGTCTAAAGTAGCGTCATATTTATAACCAATACCTGCGTAATTCTTGCGAATTTTGCCGTTATAAGATGTTTGTTTCCAATTGCCACCAAGTAAGTTTGTGCAGAAAGCAATACCAATTGCTTCGTTCTCTACACCGTCTTTATCGGCTGTGTCTTGGTTAGCAACTACAATCACTTGAGTGACTAGGTTTTCATCGTTTAATTGTGCGAAATGTGCCATATTTTTCCTTTATCTTGCGTTAGCGTTTTTAAATGGGTTTTCTGCGAATGCCATATATATGTAATTAGATGAACCATTATTTTCACCACTATTAACTGCAGCATTTCTTAACTTAAATCCATTTGATAAAAAGTCAACTGCTGTATTATTAGCTACAGAATAAGTTGCATTTTCTACTGCTGTGCTTTCTGCTCTTAAATAGTCACCAGCTACATTATATGTATTTCTTGATGAGTCAACCATTACCCAACTGTGAGCATTAGTATAATCTCTAAAGATTACAAATTTAGGTCTAAAACCTAAATAAACAAATGGTCCGTCAGTAGAGCTATTACCTGTGTAAGAACCAAATTTACTAAACCCTGCTATTTCTGCCCAGCAATAGGCTACAATTGGAATATTTAAATAGTTATTGTTACCTATGTTATTACCTGTATAAACACCAAATACGGTTGAAGTTGGAGCTGACGAACCCCAATAATTTGAAATAGTTGAAGCTGCACTTGTGCTGTTTAATATAAGAAGTTGATTTGTTCCTAAAACAGAATGATACACAACCCAATCTTGTGCATTTGTTCTAGTTTTTGCAATAATAAGTTTAGGTGCAACGCCTAATCCATGACCTACAGTTCCAGCAGATGTTCCTGCTCCTGTATAAGTTACAATACTAAACCCAGCAGTTGCATTTACAGATACAGTAGATGTAATAGAGCCTGAAGTGTTAGATGATGTTGAGCCTTGTCCAGCTTGCCAATTCCATGCTACATAAGTATATCCTGATGCATTAAAATTGCTATCTGCTGAATATGCAACAGAAAAACCATTTGTATTAAAAGAAGTTAATCCGCCACTATAAGTAGATTCTGCATTTGCAGAATTTGGAAATACTAATTTTGTAACGCCTCTAACTACATCATATATTGTATTATTTCCAACAACATTTCTAGTCTTAAACCATACCATATCAGGTTGAAATTGACTTTGATTAACAATAGTCTGTGGAGCATTAAGACCGCTATAAAGCGTTGCATCCATATACTTATTACCCTGTAATATAGTAGGGGTAGGTAGGTTAAATGTGTTTAGTGCTACATAGCCTGTAGGAGGTGTGTATGAGAATGGTCTTTGACCAAAGTTTATAAATGATGTAATACCTGTTGCAGTTATACCTTTACCAATAGCTGGGAAAAATGTTCCACTAATACTTGAATAAGCTG